TGTTGGTATGAGGCTATGCTTTGTAGTTCAGACGGAAGATTCTAAAATAATCCTGATGTATATTCATATACAGACCCTGAACGACAGAAATGAAGTTCGGGGTTTTTTTATTTTTGGCTCTTTGAAATATTGGTTGTATCTTTGTGAAACAAATGTCGCGTTGGACAAATTGGTTAAGTCGTCACCCTTTCACGGTGAAGATTACGGGTTCGAACCCCGTACGCGATACATTCAGTCTCTTAGCTCAGTTGGAAGAGCACTTGCCTTACATGCAAGGTGTCGTAGGTTCGATTCCTACAGGGACTACAAAAAATGACAAAGTCGGAAGTGAAACCCGTCCAAAGTCGGAAGTAAAAACAAGACAAAATCGGAAGTTATGAAATATATTTTTAGAGGACATACTGTGTTTGAGTACAAACCAGATGATAAGTTTGATAAGGTAGTACAAGGTCAAATTCATGGTGCAATTCCTGCTTTTGACTTTTGTAAGATGATTGACGAAGACTATAAATTGTTAGGAGAATTTTTCAACACAGTTTATAGGCATACTCAGGGAGAAGATGTACCTTTGGAAGATATTGAAGTGAATTAAAGTTGAGGGGATGTCGAAGGTGACCGAAAGGTCCCGCCCCGAACAAGTGTGGGCGACCTCAACTTTATATTTGGTGACGTAGCTCAGTTGGTAGAGCACTTGCCTGAAGAGCAAGGTGTCGTCAGTTCGATTCTGACCGTTACCACAAAAAACATATATTATGAAAGCAATACTTGAATTTAATTTACCCGATGACCAACAAGATTTTGATTTGGCAACTAAAGGTCTGAAATTTTGGTCAGTGTTATGGGAATTGGACCAATCTTTGAGGGCTAAAACAAAATACGCACCTGATAGCTTACCGCAAGATAAGTATGATGCGTATCAGGAAATAAGAGATGAACTGCGTGAACTGATGATAGATAATAATCTCAGTTTTGACATGGTTCGATAAAAAAATAGATATTATGGAAAAGTTAGTACAAGACCTTGTTGAAGAAACGGGAACATTATTGGTGGCTCGTTCAGAAGATATTGGTTATTATGGTGATATGAGTGATTTTGGGAATGAAATTGGAATTGTGGTAGGTCAATTCTTCAAGTCAAAGGAGGACATCGAAGATTTTATCACAGGAATAAGACATGGGATTTCATTAACAAATGGAACCCATTAAAATAAGGTCAGTTGGCCGAGTGGCTTAGGCGGTAGTCTGCAAAACTATTCACACAGGTTCAAATCCTGTACTGACCTCAAAATGCGTGTGTAGCTCAATTGGTAGAGTACTAGTCTCCAAAACTAGGAGTTTCAGGTTCGAGTCCTGACATGCGTGCAAAGGTTGATTGGGAAAAATTATAAAATTAAAGTTATGTCTACAATTGGATTATTTGGAAGTTTATTATTGACGTTCTGTGCAATTCCAGAACTCTATAGAACCATAAAGGATAAAAAATGTCATATAGGTTGGGGATTTTTACTTATGTGGTTTTTTGGGGAAGTATTTTGTTTGTTCTATGGTTTTGAATTGGGTCAAATACCTTTAATAATAAACTACGGATTTAATCTTATTGTTGCGGGAACAATGTTATTTTATAAAATAAAAACAAGCGTGTGTGGCTCAATTGGTAGAGTAATAGTCTCCAAAACTAAGAGTTTCAGGTTCGAGTCCTGACATGCGTGCAAAGGTTGATTGGGGAATGATACAGGTTAGCCTGTTGGTGGCGCTCAAAAAGCATTGGCCGACTGTATCGGAGTTGAAACCAACGTTAGTAATGCCAATCATAAAAGGAGTTGTCCACTCGACCATCTTCTCCTTTCCTGTTTTTTGGGAGTGTTGTCAATGCGGTAATTGGCACCTGACTGTAAATCAGGAGTCTTAGACTTCGGCGGTTCGAATCCGTCCACTCTCACAATCTTGGACTTGTAGCTCATTCGGTTAGAGCGGCACACTCATAATGTGAAGGTAGTAGGTTCGATTCCTACCTGGTCCACATATTGTCCGATGGTGTAACGGTAACACTACAGTTTTTGGTACTGTCATTTCTGGTTCGAATCCAGGTCGGATAACATTGGTTCCATAGTTTAATGGAAAAACATTTCGCTACGGACGAAAAGAGTTGGGGTTCGAATCCCTATGGGACCTCAAAATTGCGGTGTAGTTCAGTGGTAGAACACTTGATTCATATCCAAGTCGTCAGAAGTTCAATTCTTCTCACCGCAACACACGGTGGCTATAGCCTAATGGTAGGGCGGAAGCTTGTGGCGCTTCATGTGAGAGTTCGATTCTCTCTAGTCACACAATGAGGTAGAGAAGGATTCAGTAGAAACTGATGCGGCCGTCGCACAATATCGGGGTTGGAGCACAGGGCTCCTATACGTGATGTAACCCGAGGCCAAACCCCTGCTTTGGGTGCTTCTACCTCATTTTATTGGAGTATAGCTCAGTTGGTTAGAGCGTCATCCTGATACGGTGAATGTCGGTGGTTCGAGCCCACCTACTCCAACAATGGAGAGTTGGGAGAGTGGTTTAATCCAACAGTTTGCTAAACTGTCGTACTCCTAAAGGGTACCGCTGGTTCAAATCCAGCACTCTCCGCAAAATAAATTAATTAAAAATTGACATAACCAATATAGTCTCGTATATTTATAGTCTATTAAGTTAATCAAAACATTAAATTAAAAAACAAAAAAACATGAAAAAAATCGTAGCATTATTTGCAATCGTAGCATTAGCATCTTGCGGAACTGGAACATCAACTGAAGTAAAATCTGATTCAACTGCTGTAGTAGTAGATTCAACTAAGACAGATTCGACAGTTGTATCTGTAGATTCTGTAAAGGCTGAAGCACCAGCAGAAGTTAAATAATATAACTTTCTGTAAAGAAACTAACCCTCAATATTTGATATGTTGAGGGTTTTTTATTAAATTTAAAAAAAAAGAATTATGAACATTATAGAAAAATTAGGTTGGAGATATGCAACCAAAAAATTCAATTCAGGTGTAAATCTTTCAGATAGTAAAATGGAAATCTTAAAACAGGCTATTCAGTTTGCACCAACATCTTATGGGTTACAACCATTCCAAGTTGTTTTTGTGAAAAATCCTGAAGTTAGAGAAAAATTAAAAGCAGCATCTTGGGGACAATCTCAAATTACTGACTCATCAATACTTGCAGTTTTCACAAGAAAAAAAGAAATAAACGAATCTGAGGTAGACTTATTCATTGAAAACATTATGAATACAAGAGGTATTCCAAAAGAATTGTTATTACAATATGAATCAATGATGAAAGGTACTATCAACTCTTTAGACGATAATCAAAAATCTTCTTGGATTGATAAACAAATCTACATTGCATTAGGGTTCCTATTGAACACAGCTGCGGTAATTGATGTTGATACTTGTCCTATGGAAGGTTTCGATAGAACTCAATATGATGAAATTTTAGGTTTGACCGATACAACTTCTGTTGTTATTTGTGCCTTAGGGTATAGAGATGAAACAGATGATTATCAAAATTATAAAAAAGTAAGAAAGACACAAGACGAATTATTTGTGAATATCTAAAAAGAAAAACCCATCTAAATGATGGGTTTTTTATTATAATAACTTTTTAATTCTTTCTATGTTTTCGTTAACTTTTTTTCCACTCAGTCCATATTTGTCAAAGAAATTTGAAATTTTTGGTTCACCACCTTTACTGATTGACGGCATTTTTTCTTTTACTTTGTTAAAGAACCATATTGCGTAAGGGTCGTAATATTCTTTTTCTTTTTTATCATCCTTATCTTTGTCTTTGTCCTTGTCTTTATTATCATTACTTTTATTTACAACCTTATTTACAGGCGGTTTTTGGTCAGTTTCTTTATTTAACATTTTTTCTATGTTAATTCTTTCCCACCCTTTATTGTATACTGAAACAATAACGTCTGATGATGTATTGCCTAAAACCGTACCTTTTAATACTCTTTGACCATCTCTAACTTCAGGTTCAGTTATTCCACAAAATTGTAGATAGTATGAATGACCTTCGAAATTATGTTGAATGGCGATTTGATTAGGACAAGAACGGTCTGAATGATAGTTATTGACAGTTCCATTAACAGGAGATTTTATTTTACTATTACTAGTACTTGGGATGGTAATTCTACCAAAAGAACTAGATGTTCTATTTCCTAATTTTGAATAAAGTTTTTCTTCTTTCAATCCAAGTTGTGATGCAATACCCTTAATGAATTTAGTTTCAATATCATCTTCCTCAGGTTTTTTAATTATGTCTGATGTTGTATTGTCGGAGTCTGATGTTGTATTGTCGGAGTCTGATGTTGATTGCACTGGTTCAGACACATCACCTGAAATTCTTCCTCCACATTTCAAAGTCCCATCTGCATTTAAAAATTCTTTGATATTATGTCCTGATTCAACACCGATGTGTAAATGGTCATAACTACTACCAGGAAAATCCATAACATATCCTAACAAGTCACCACACTTAATACTGTCTCCTTTCTTAACTTTACAATCTTTCAAGTGGGTGTAATAAACATCAGGTAGACCGTCACTACTATCAACAGTGAATCCGGCACCAAATAAAGTTTTATTATTTTTACGAATTGGTGTTGGACCATAATCAGTAAAAGTTACAACAACTCCATCTGCAACCGCATATACAGGAGAACCAATCGGTGTTGGAATATCCCATGCGTTATTACTTTGCCATCCTGATTGACCCTTATGTGCTCCATCAGAAGGGATTTTTACCGAAGAACCACCAAATAAAGAACTACTTGTTGCAGATACTTCATCTATAAACATTTTATTCTCATTAAGAATTAAGTCGAAAGACTTAAGTATGTCATTATCTTCTTTTAATCCAAGTTGTCCTGCAATACCCTTAAGAAATTTAGTTTCAATATCATCTTCCTCAGGTTTTGTTGTTGTAGTTGTTCCTGATGTTGTATTATCAGTTGCATCATCGGTTGTTGTGTCATTATGGGTTGTCGATTGAGGAACACTACCTGTCATGACTACACCAGTCTTATTGATATAATCCATTGGGTCAACTATTTTACCGTCTTTTCTAAGTGTGAAGTGTAAATGTCTGCCATCACTTCTACCACGGCCAACATCACCCTTACCGCCTCCACTAATACCTATAACCTCTCCTTGTTTAACGTTATCACCTGGCTTTACAATAATCTTCTGCATGTGACAAAAACCTGTTTTGTATCCACCTGCATGACTAATAACAATTGTACCACCACATGAATCATTTTTAATGGCACCAATTTCCACAATACCATCTGCCGGTGATTTAATCTCTATTGCATTGGCTGCTAAGTCAACTCCATTGTGTAGTCTTCCCCACCTTTGGCCAAATCCTGAATTAACTGATGTTTTGTCTACTGGTGAAATAAGTGCTACTTCATTAACAACCGATTTTTTGTTATTAAGCATTAAATCAAACGATTGAATTATATCTTTAATATCCTTATTCATGTAATTGATAAATAGTTTATAAAATAAAAAAACCGAGATGACTCGGTTTATCTATTTGAACTATAATTTAATACTTTTTTTCCTGTTGTTGGTGGAGTTTGAGTGGATTCTTTAATGATTGGTTCTGATTGAACTTCGTTTAATTGAATTTTTTTAGGTTTTAATTTCTTGTCTTCAACCAACCCAAACTTAATAAATCTATACCATACTCTTTCGTGAATATAATATTGGATAGGTTTGTAAATCAATTCAGCTACACCAAATGCTGCACCAAATCTAATATCTCCTGTTGCCCACCACATAATTGCAAAACCAATTCCTGTACTGACAACTCTATAACTAACTGTTTTAGCTAAATGTCTTTTTGGTGATACTTTATAACTCATATGATTTAATATTGGGGATTCCACCTATCGGTTCGAATCCACCATCTCTAATAAAGTTTATTCCAACAGCCCTTTCAATCGGATTCTCAGGGTCCATATCGTTTAAAACGACTCTTGTACCTCTTCCACAATCCATTACAATTTGATGATACTTAACACCTAACTTTTCAAGCTCTTGTTTGGTCATCAACTCATAACTCGAAGGACGTGCTGTAGTAATAATTATCACGGAACCTGAATTATAATGGTCATTAACATAATCAATTACATCTTGGATAGGTGTTAAAACGGCTGTGGCTAATTCATTAAATTTGCGGTACTTTACAATTGTACCGTCTATGTCCACAAATAAGGTGGGGTTTTTTGTTACTTTCATATTTTTTCTGATGGGGTTATAATCCATGCAAGGATGTATATTGTGATAATTGGGAATGGGGTAAAAATTAACCCCGCAAATAACAATCTAATGATTGTTTTGTCGATGTCAGTAAAATTGGCAATACCACTACAAACACCACCAATCATGTTACTGCTTTGTCTGTATAATCTTTTCATAATAATTTTAATGTGGTCAGAGGTTGGTGGGTTTGACCTAAGAGCTAGCTTCCGTTCACCACTGCAGATGGTTACACCAACTTGACCGTTTTTGAAACTTAAGACTTTTTACTTTCCTCAATCTCAATTCTGTTATTTAAATCTAATTCAATTATATTATTTTTCCACTCTTTCCAAATTTCAAAATTTTCTAAATCTTGAATTGTCTTTTCATGGAGTAAAACAAACCCCTCAGGAGCAACTCCTAAGTATCTATTTTCAATTATCTCCCTTGTTGTTATCTTGGCCATCGTTTAATATTTTTATTATTTTATCTTTCAAACCTGTTTGTTTTAATCCTTCAGAATCCTTTGTTCTAAAAAAATTTGGTCCCAAACTACTCAAATTCATATCATCAAGAGCCACCCATTTTTCAGGGTTATTAAACTTAACCCATTCGTTGATTTGATAAACCCTATCATCTTCCAAATCAGAACTCATTTTTCTTTTATTCTTTATGGTACCAAATATTGGTGATTTTTTAACTCCATTGGATTTAAAGATTTTATCCAACTCATCCAAATCCCAATGAAATCTCCAATCTGAACTAATAACAATCTCGGCGTTAGTGGAGTCCAATATTTCATTAAAGACATCAACGCATCCTTTATTCCATCCATAAGGGACTCGTAACTCCTTAGCCCACAGATATTTCTCTCTGAACTTAGTTCTGTTTGTTGCAAATTCTTTATTTGTTGCCAATACACCATCTATGTCTAAAAATATGATTTTCATAGAACACAAAGATAAATTATTTACCTTTCATATCCAAATAAATCAAAATGGTCTGAAGACAAGTTATGTATGATTTCTTTGATATTTGGTGTTAGATATTCTTCAGGATTAAGTTGGTGATAACTTTTGTTTATTTTTCTTTCACAAAAGTTTTTTAAAACACCAGAACTGTTTAAGTCAGAATTTTTAATAAACGGTATTTTTAATATGTCTTCACATAGATTTTCAGTTCTGATTAAATAGTCGGGACTTCTATCTTTAAAAGACGATGAGAATTTAAACCAAGGTGAGTGGTGTAAATTAACTCGCTCGTCTATAAATTTTTTAAAATCATCAACACTTGGGTTCTCTGCAAGACTTTGATACAGAGATAGTACTCTACTGTAAGGATGTCTTATCGCACAGATAAATAATAATTCCTCATGATTTGGTGGTAAAATTGTGCTATGTCCAAAATGAGTTGATATATTTGTTCTTATTTTATTAATTTGATTAGTTTCAGTATTCAGTGCAATGGACGAAAATTCAAAATATGCTAATACCCATGAAATAAAATTACTTGCGCATTTAGGGGGTAGCCATACAAATGCTTTATGTTTTTCTGAAATTGTGTAAGTTTCTATTTTCATTTAAGTATATTGTTTTAAAAATTTAAAGTGCTTTAAGTTCACCGGATTTAAAAGCATCAAAATTAGGTCCTTTGATTAAGAAAAAATCTTTACCAACTTTTCTGTAATTTAAAATTCCTGCCATTTTTGCTGAGGCAAAGAAAGATGAGAATTGGCCTCTGAATTGTGTGGATGGATAGTATTGGTCACCGCTACTATGAGCATACATTTTCTTACCGTTAACTATTTTAGATTTTAGTTTTCCAAGAGATTCTAAAAAATCTAATTTAGTTCCAATTTCACCATTATCTAAATAATCAACTAATCTTTTAATAAGACCTTTATTCTTACCAAAAGTATAACCGTAATTTGCTCTGTCGGCTCTCCAAACTCTACCAGACCCTATAAGTTTTTGTTGAAGTCTTATGTTATTTTTAACGTGGTCCATAACTTTACTTGCAATGTAATTTCTAACACTTTCTGCAATAATTTGTGGTTCACCAACGATTAAGAATTTTGATTCAAATTCCCAACCCTCTAAACCTAAATCAATAAGTTCTTTTTCCTTATTATTTCCCCACGAATTGAACCCTTCACCCAAACTGTCTAAAACTACAATTGTTGAAAAAGATTTGTTATCTTCCATGGAGAATCTTACTATGAAAGAATATTGGTCAATCAATTTATTATCAAGTGAGATATTGATGTAACCTTGAGATTTACCAGGTTCACCATAACTATCAAGTGTTACTAATATTTTTGATAGAAGGTCAAATGCTCTTACGGAAACGTTTAGAGTTGAATTAGTTCCCAAGAAATTCTTTTCTGTTCTTGTGGTTATTCCTTTGTTGTCAAAAATCGGATTTAATATCCTATACTTGTTACTTTTTGAAATTTCTTTAAAATCAGTTCCGATTGCGTCAATAATTTCAGGATATGCATATTTGAGGATATTAACTTCTCTATCAGACATTATTTTGTCTTGTGAGTCCCAAAAAGTGGGTTCTCCAACTTGGTTAAAATGAACCGCAACTTTCGAATAGTTTTTGTCTGTTGAATTAACTTTGTTGATGATGAAATATAATTCTTGACCACCTGAGGTATATCTATCAAAATGACCCGTTCCTTTCGAGGTTACACACCATGTTGTATTAGAACCATATTTACAAGACGCTTGTTCAGTTTTCGGTTTTACAACTACGAATTTGTTATCCTCATAGATTTTTTCAACTTTCTTTTCTTCTTCTTTATCTTTGTTTTTTCCTCTAATATAAAGAATTACTTTTTCAAGTTCATTTAATGATACGTACTGATTTATATCTTTTTTAGGAAGTTGAGATTGATACTTATCAAAATCTTTTATAAGACCTACAAAGTGTTCTAATTCATCAGTATCCAATTCACCATCACCATCCGTATTTTTTAATACAAAATCAGTGTATTTGTGGTTAAAGTCTACCAAATCAGAAATATTCAAAATAAAGTCTAAGTCTTGTTCGTTGAACTTAGTCGAATATTTTTTCTTTAAATCTTCTTTTCTACCTTCCCTTAATAAGATACCCATGAATTTCATATTCATAAATACCTTTTATTTCCAAAACAATTGGATTCCAAGAATAACAAAACTTAATAAAAGACAAACTGATGTTTTAACAGTAACAGGTTCTTTTAACATGAACCAAGACATGATACTAAAAACAATAACTCCGAGACAAAACCCGATAATTCTATTAGGCCAAGTTTGACCATCCCATAGGTCAACCATATGTCTACTTGCCAAGATAACTAAGTATCCAATTGGAATACCAAATAAAGTCATTAAGAATGGATTATCTTTAATCCATTTATTCCATAAATGTCCCTGTAATTGGTAAAAAGTGAAAATTTGGGATACTGTGTATATTACAAAAATAAATAACCCTATTAAAATCTTGTTCATTATAACAATAATAGAAAAAATTTGTTACAAAAAATATAGTTTATGTATTTTGGGTTAAATATTCACACTCATAATTTCTACAAGTTTGAGGTCTAATGTCGTATATTCCACAAGCTTTTATCTTTGTGTTATAGAATATACAAGGTTTTCTTGGATTGAAAAAATCAACTCTAAATGCCGGATATGAATCTGGATTTTGCCAAGTAGATTTGTCAGGAAAAAGATTTTTACCTTCTTCAAACTCAACAAATATTTCTTCTCTTTCAATTTCCCTACCTAATTTTTTAGATAAAGTTTCCATAAATTCATCGGCATCAGGATGAGGACCGATGATATAATTTCTATCTTCAATCGTACAACAACTACCGTGATGTCCTGGTATTCCAAAACATTTGTTACTACATATATTACAATCAGTACCCATATAAAAAAGTGGTGGAGGTGAAGGGAATCGAACCCTTGTCTTACAATATCAACATAAACAGACTACACGTTTAGTACAACATCGGTTCTCAATGTTACGAAATATCAGGTTTGATGTATGTGAGAAACCTACCTGTAAACAACTTGGTCTCAGAGTTATTTTAAACGAGCTCTGACCTGTGACCCGTATATTGGACTTCTGTTCCTAGGTTATATGTCCTAACCGACCCGAACGCTGTTCTGTACTAATTAAGCACCAACAACAACAGCTTCTCTAGTTAAACCTAAAGTAGCCATTTTAGCAAAAGTATTGCCATTTGAAATTTTTCACCGTGGATTTAAGTCATAGATGAATTCTGACTACGTGCCTGCGTACCCTAATTATTGCAATCAAATCCAGGGCACCCCCATATTTTAAAGAACTTAAACAAAGATAACGATAAATATTGAAATTACAAACAAAAATTATATTTATGTTAGATGTCGAAGATAATACTAATAGAAGGTAAGAAGGAGGATGTTGCCAAAAAACTCAAAAGTAAATTTGTGTTTGATGGTCCTTTTATTGACCGAATTTTGAATGTTGACCCTACGGGGTACAAGTATGTTGATTATATTGCTCGTCAAGTAGAGAAGATTATTCCTGAATTAAGTGGACCTAATGGCGGATTAAATTACGACCAATCTACAGCAATATACGATGTCTTTTATCAAATAATTCCTTGGTTTCATAATAACTTTAGTAAGATAACTTCTGATGATATTTGGAAGACTGAAACCAAATATCGTGCAAGACATGGTGTTTTCGACAACATTAATAATCTTGCTGATAATCCTAAAGATATTAATCAGTATACTAATCCCGCTTTTTTGGAAGAGTTGATGGATGTGGTTGATAATAGAAAAACCAAAAGTGAGATTGAAAAGGAACTAAAAAATCAGTCTGAAAAATTATATGAGGATGATGATGTTTTGGTGGTTAAACCAAACACATATGCCGCGTCTTGTTATTATGGTGCCAATACAAAATGGTGTACGACAACAAAAGATTCATCACATTATTTTAGACAATATGTTGAGAAAGGAAGTTTATATTATTTCTTAAATAAAAAGACTGGTTTAAAACTTGCTTTACACATAAATAAAAATGATGGAGAAAAGTTAGTTTATGATTCCGCCGATAAAGAAATGACAATTGAAACTTTAAGAGAATCATTCCCTAATCAGGATGATTTGATTGATGAATTGGTGGGTGCTGGTAAGTTTTTGAAAACATTAAGAGATTTTGTTAGGGGTAAAGTTTCATCCAGAGATTTAGAAGATTCTGATGATGGAATATTGAATGTTAATGATGGAAATCCATTAGGTCAAAGTATTATTACCATAGATTTTGGTAGTGATGAAAAAGTTTATAATGCAATGGATTTAAGCGAAGATGACATTTGGTTTTTGAATGCAATGAACAGCTATTACTCGGATTATAATTTTATGGATTCATATCAAATTGAGAGTGATTTCAAAGATGGGTATACCGTATATCAGGATTTAGATGAAGAAAATAGAGAGAAAATAAAACAAATTGCATCGATTATTATACCTAACAAAGAATATGATATAGAGGGTGAGGATTATAGAATAGAACTGTCTAAAACATTATTAGATTTATTCGAAAAACAAATGGATTACATATTAGGTGAATATCATAGTGAAAAAGAAAATGAAATGCAGACCACAGCTAAAGAAACTATTTCTAAAGATATGGAAGACTTTTTTGAGTCAATTGGATTTTCAGTTAAAAGAAAGTATGACGAACTAAATACTACAGCTGCAAATCTATTAATGTGGGCTGCAAGGTTGGATATTCAAAAAATAGATGCAATATCTCTGTTCAATAGAATTGTAGACTTTAATGGAACAGGAAGATTGGGTGCATGGTATGAAAACACTTATGAATTCCAAGATGATAAAAATTTTGATAGTATATCTTTTAATAGAAGGGCATCTAATGAATTAGATAATATTATAGAAAAAATGGAATCGGACAATAATATTCAAGATTTTCTTGATTTTAGAAAAAGAATAGAATCTAAGTATAAAATGAATACTTGGTATGAGTTACCAAAAAACAAAGAGATTAAATTTAAAGTTTTTGGTTTTGATAGAGAAAATATGAAAGTTGATGTTCAAATTACAGCAAACTTTAAAGGGTCTAAATCATTTAGTCTTAGTGAGGAAGGTTTCCAAAACCTTTTGTATCAACCAGAACTTTTTGATTTATTTGGCGATTTGGAATAATATCACTATCTTTGTGGTATGACACAAAATCTAGAATTACTTAAAGAAGTTTTGAGTGTACCAACCAAAACATACCAAGAGGACTTAATGGTCCAATATCTTGTTAGTTGGTTAACTGAAAACAATATTGAACACTTTGTTGATGAGCATAAAAATGTTTATGCAATTAAACAAGAATCTCCATTAATTGCTCCCGACTTTTATTTTCCATGCGTAATTGCTCACACTGATACAGTGCATAATATCGACACGATTAACATTCGTGAAGAAATGTTACCAAACACTCAGGGAGAAGTTAAATTATCTTACAAGGCGTATAATGATTCAGGATTACCAACAGGAATTGGTGGCGATGATAAGGCAGGTGTTTTTGCGTGTCTTACTTTATTAAAAGAATTACCTTATTTGAAAGCAGCATTTTTTGTTTCTGAAGAAACAGGATGTCACGGCTCAATGAAAGCAAAAGAAGAATTTTTTACAAACGTTGGATATGGCATTCAATTTGACGCACCTGAAAACTGGATGATTACTGAAAAATGTTTTGGACAAGTTTTATTTGACCGAGACTCTGAATTCTTTAAAAAAATTGACCAAGTATTAACTGAAGGAATGGTAAATGAAGATATGCAATATATGGTTCATCCTTATACTGACGTATATGCCTTAAGAGGAAAATTTGATTTCCAATGTATTAATTTTTCAATTGGATATTATAACTACCATACTGCAAATGAATATGTTGTTATTGATGACGTATTCAATGGGATTGAAATGGGTAGAAAAATGATTGAAAGTCTTGAGTATAAATTACATTATAAAAAAGCCGTACAATACGATTGGAGAAGTAGGAGAGTATTCTAAATAAATCTCTCTAAATCTTTTAAATGTTTTTTAACCATCGGGTGGTCTTGAATATCTGTAAATTCTCCACCCGATTTTTTTATTTCTTTTATTTCGTTAACAATTGCACGTAAAGACATCCCAACCATTTTTGACATAGAAGGATATTCCTTAATATAAGAAGATAATCCGAATTCTCTTTTAGCAAAATCTATTGGTATGTCTAATTTAATTATTAGTTCGGCAATCATATGTTTTGCAAAGCTATCGGCATCCAATTCCATCTCCCAATATTTTTGATATAACTTTTCAAAGTCATCCAAATCATATTCCGCTAATGGATTACCCATCTTAATATCACGGATTTGGTGTTCGTGTCTTATTTCGTGAAATATTGTATACAGGAAATCTCCTATAGTTCCCATATTCATTGGAGAACAAATAATTACTTGGTCCTTTGTCCTAACTCCTGAAAAACCTGTTCTACACGAATGTAAGAATTTTACAACTATATTATTTGAATTGATATAATCCTCAATAAATTCTTGAATAATATCAGCCTTATCTTTTTCTGATTCAGGAAAATTCTTTTTAAAGTGGTCTAATAATCGGACAAAATTTGATTTTTTTGGGGTATTGTCATGACCGCAGTTATGACAGATATATTTGTCATCACCAGCATCCGAGAGATTCCATCCCCACCCACAGTCATCACAAACGACAGAACCGCCGTACACAATTTCTTCAGATAGTATTTTTTTAATTAAATCTCTCATTAAGTATAAATACAACAAACCCCCACATTTCTGTGAGGGTTTAGTTTTACTTTCCTTTCTTGGTAACCTTAATCTCTTCATTGTCTACTTTAATGAAGTAAGATTTACCTTCAACCATCTTACCTGTTAAGACTTCTTCAGATAACAAGTCCTCGACTTTGTCTTGGATTGCTCTCTTCAGTGGTCTTGCTCCGTACATTTCATCAAATCCTACTTTAGCCAAATAATCAACTAAAGTGTCGTCATAAGTAATTTTGTATTTGATATCACTTAAACGGTTCACCAATTTCTTTAATTCAATTTCGGTGATTTTTTTGATGTCTTCAGGAGTTAACGAATTGAAGACAATAGTGTCATCAATACGATTTAGGAACTCAGGAGAGAAGAAATTTTTCATTTCCTTCATCAATACTTGTTTCTTAGCTTCTTCGTTAGCGTAGGTGTTGTTTGAGAATCCAATACCTGTACCGAAGTCTTGTAATTTCTTAACACCCAAGTTTGAGGTTAAGATAATTAAGGTATTTTTAAAGTTAATCTTTCTACCTAAACTATCGGTTGCGTAACCATCATCTAAGATTTGAAGTAAGATGGTGAATACATCTTTGTGAGCTTTTTCCACCTCATCAAATAAGATTACAGAGTATGGTTTGTTCTTAACTTTTTCAGTTAATTGACCACCTTCTTCGTATCCTACATAACCTGGAGGGGCTCCCACCAATTTGGAAACACTATGTTTCTCTTGGTATTCAGACATATCCACACGGATAAGTGAATCTTCGGAGCCAAACATTTCTTTCGCTAATTGTTTGGCCAAGTGAGTCTTACCGACACCTGTTGAACCTAAGAACACGAATGAACCGATTGGACGATTTGGGTCTTTGATACCTAAACGGTTTCTCTTGATTGATTTTGCAATCTTGATAACTGCGGCGTCTTGACCGATTACCTTACCGATTAATTCTTTGTCCAAGTTGATTAATGCTTTTGCATCATCTAAACTCATTTTGTTCACAGGGATTTTTGTCATGTTTGAAACAACATCATAGACGTTTTCAAGTGAAATCACTTTTTTGTCTTTTGCTTGTTGTTCCTCAAACTTGGATTTTTCATTCTCAAGTTTGGTTAAGACTTTCTTTTCCTTGTCACGTAATTCGGCTGCTTGCTCATAGTTTTGTTTCTTAACAACATCCAACTTTTGTTGTTTGATGTCAGCCGCAGCTTTTTTCAATGTTTCAATTGCTTCAGGAATTTTAACTTCCGTTTGCATACGAGCTCCAACTTCATCCATAATATCGAATGCTTTATCAGGGAACTCACGGTCGGTGATATATCTGTCCGCCAACTTAACACAAGTCTCGATAACCTCATCTGAGTATGTTACTTTGTGATAAGATTCATACTTATCACGAACATTCTTTAGAATTTCGATTGTCTCTTGTACCGAAGACGGGTCAACAATTACCTTTTGGAACCTACGTTCCAATGCTCCATCTTTCTCAATACTTTTACGGAACTCATCCAAAGTGGTTGCTCCAATACATTGAAGTTCACCACGAGATAATGCCGGTTTGAAAATGTTGGAACCATCCATAGAACCCGAAGAGTTACCTGAACCAACAAGGGTATGGATTTCATCGATGAATACAATGATATTAGGATTTGCATGAAGTTCTTCTATAATCACTTTCATTCTTTCTTCGAATTGTCCACGGTATTTTGTACCAGCAACAACTGAAGTTAAATCAAGGTTTACGATTCTTTTATCCAAAAGATTCTTTGGACATTCTCCACTTACAATTTTCATAGCCAAACCTTCTACAAGTGCGGTCTTACCACAACCAGGTTCACCTACGATAATAGGGTTATTCTTTTTTCTACGAGATAGAATCTGAGCGATTCTTATGATTTCTCGGTCTCTACCAATGACAGGGTCTAATTTACCATCTTCAGCAAGTTTGTTTAGGTCTCTACTGAAGTTATCTAAAACTGGTGTAGAACTGTCGGATTGTTTTTGTTTCTTACTCATCATTTTGTCGTCGTCGTCCATTAAGTCGTTCATAGTTAATTAATTTTTACAAAGATGTATCAAATTTTATACACTGCCAAATAATTTGTCATATTGTCAGTAATTATTTTTTTAACTGACATATTGTCGTTTATGTATTTAAAGAACTGAAAAAATTTCAGTGTAATTAAGTCGGCATATAAGTTGATTGTGTAAAGATAATAAAATAAATTTAAAACAAAAAAATTATGATTTACAGAAACTCAAATGATTTATTTGAAAAGTTCTTTGGTGGTACACCAACTTATCAACATTATAAAAAAACAACAGTAAAAGATGTTGACGAGAATTATGAAATAGATTACACCAAAGACGGAGCTTATCTTTTTTTTGAAGCACCAGGATTTAACAAATCAAATTTAAAAGTAGAAATGGAAGGCGGTGCTCTACACATTGAAGGAGAAAGAACATATAAAATGGAGGGAGAATCAAGAACCAAATCAATATCTAAGAAATTTAATATTGGTGAAGGTTATGACCCTAACTCAGTGGAGGCAACAATAGAAGACGGTCTTTTAACCGTATTTGTTCCAAACTTCAAAAAGCAAGAAAAGAAAAGAGTAAGTCTCCTTTAAAAATTAACCCTCACCTAATCGGTGGGGGTTTTTACTTCCCAATCCATAATGATATGTACTCTATCGGTATCTCCTCCATTATAAACTGAATGTATGTGTTTATCGTTATTGATTTCCCACAACTCACCAACCTTCAAATTTTTTGATTCATCTCCAACAGTAAAAATACAATCATCATTAGTTACAACTGGAATATGGAATCTATCAAATTTGGCGGCAAATGGTAACCAATCAACGTGAGGCATTACTTGTTTTTTTGATGGTAAATTCACAAGCATGAAAGATACAATTTTACCATCTTGATTTAACATTACTTTTAATTGTTCTTGAATTGATAATATTTCCGATTCAAATATTGGAAAGGCATTACTTACTTTTTTTTCTTTAAATTCAAAAGTTTCATCAAAAATAATTGGTAGTGTTTTAGTGTCTGCAAAACATACAAATGTTTCTTGTCTAAAACCAAAAGAATCCCAATCTAACTCGTTTTGATTATAAATTTTAATTAGATTATCGATATTAACATTACCATAAAAATGAAACCTTTCTTTTGCATCCATAACTCTATTTATTATAAGTATGAAACCATTTGAGAAATTTTTAGAACATTCATCATTAGTTAGAGAACTTTTGGACAATTATCTTGAGTTAAGAACTCATTTACAAGAGGAGGGATTTAGTCAAGAAGAATTGGAAAGGGTTGTGCGTCCTACGAATAAAATGATGGAATTACGTGAAAGGTTTATTAGTAATAAAAATGCTTTATTTAAACAAATTAAGGATTATGGTTTTGAAATACATCAGGGTGAGTTAACTGAATACATTCAGCCGTTATTAAATAAAATTGATGAAATAACCCCACTTAAAGAAAATGGCGATAACGAAAGAGATAATATCGGGAACGACGATTATTAATGAAGTTAAATCTTCTAACATTACAAAGACAGAATACAATACCGACACTAAAAAATTAGTTGTTGAATTTAGTAATAAAACTAAATATGAATATTCAGAAGTTCCTCATCAAATCTACACAAGATTCAGATTAGCTGAATCACAAGGGAAATATTTTACAACAGATATTGCAAAAAAGTATCAATACAAAAAACTATAGGTTATTGTAGTATTTATTGATAATGAGTAAGTACCAAAAAATACTTGATAGTTTTTCAGTTAAAGAAACTCTTAATCCAAAAGTTTGGGAGAATTTTGAAGACTTAAAAAAAGCGACTATGGTTCCAAAAGTCAGAAAGGCTCTTATGCACATTGCTGAGGTGTTTATTGAAGATTTGGGAGATGACGTTTTTGTGGAAGACATTTATCTAATGGGGTCATTGGCTAATTTTAATTGGTCAGAATTTTCCGATTTTGATTTACACATTATCGTGGATATGGAAAGATACGGAAAACAAGAAGAGCTTTATAAAGAACTTTTTGATTTAAAAAAGAAACTTTTCAACGACAAACATAATATAAAAATATATGGGTATGATGTTGAATTGTATGCTCAGGGTGTTAAAGATGAGGCACACAGTGATGGTGTCTATTCTGTTATGAACGATGAATGGGTTCATGTACCATCAAAAACACATAAAAACATTGACATGTCTGTTTTAACTCAGAAGATAAAAAGTTGGACAGATAAAATTGATGATACAATCAAAGATGCAAAATCTGAAGGTAATGCCGAAAAAATAAAACCTTTAAAAGATAAGTTAAAAGATTATCGACAATCAGGATTGGATAAAGATGGTGAGTTTTCCTATGAGAACTTGGTCTTCAAATTTTTAAGAAGGTCAGGACACATTGAAAAACTTTTTGATGAAAAAACCAAAATTAAGGATAAAGAGTTATCTGTAGAAACACAAATTCAGGAAATTCATAAATAATTAGGTATAATCATATATTTATAAAGAAAAAATAGATGGCTTTAGTTACATATCTCGTAGGTGCTTGTTCTGGCGGTCCCGCCATATTGGTTGACTTTGATAGTTCATCATTGCCAGCGGTTAATGGTAATTATTATTTAACATTTACCGGTGCAACAGCTGAGGGATGTTATGACATTATTGACAATGCTGAGCCTGCAACTGGTGTTGATAAGGTATTAACATTGTCTGTCGACTATGGTGATTGTGTGACTTGTCAAGCGGTTGTTACTCCAACACCTACAGTTACAACAACTCCAACAAGAACTCCAACACCAAGTGTTACTGCAACAAGAACTCCAACACCAAGTGTTACTGCAACTAAAACCGCAACACCAAGTGTTACACCGACTAATACCATTACTCCAACTGTAACCGCAAGTAATACTCCAACTCCAACTCAAACAGGAACACCAAGTGTAACTGCAACTAACACTGCAACACCAACAGTAACAACAACCAATACCTCAACTCCAACTCAAACAGGAACACCAAACGCAACTCCAAACGTTACCCCAACCAATACCTCAACTCCAACTCAAACAGGAACACCAAACGCAACTCCAACTAATACACCTTCAGTTACAACAACCAATACCTCAACTCCAACTCAAACAGGAACACCAAACGCAACTCCAACTCAAACACCAACACCAAGTCCAACTCCATTCTATACAGGTATATCAGTAAACGAACTTTATGAATATAGTGCAGCTATATTAGGTTCATTCAGTGGAGGAACATTATCTTCAGGTACAACAGTACCTTACGCATTATATGTTTCAGACACAAATAATGGAGAGACAATACAGGTTGTTCAATTAAACGCAATCTCACTTGGAGGTCAATACGGATTAAATAATTAAAACAAATCAATACTAAAAATATGGCAGATTTAAAACCAATAGGAAGTGAAAAACTTCAAGGTCAAGATAAGATAAAAAGAATTATGGAAATCGCTCGTTTTAATGAGGTTATTCCAACAAATATCAACGAAACATCTCGTTCAGAATATTCTATTAATTTAGTTGATGGTAATCAATATCAAATCGTTAAAGAGAAGATGGGTTACATCATTAAGAAAAATATCAATGAGTCTGACGTAGATTATATTGAGCCAATGAAAAATAGAAAATACTATTCTTCTTATTCTCAAGCTCTTAAGAGATTAAATTTATTAACTAAAGAAGTTAATAGACTTAATGAGAATGAAGAAGGTACTTCTTTATTTGGTGAACAAAAAAAATTCACTTTAAAATTACCAAAGCCGGCACCAGCTCCTGAAGCTGAAGTTCCTGCCGCACCACCAGCTGCACCACCAGCGGTTCCATCTCCAGAATTACCTCCATCACCTGATATGGGTGCTGATATGGGTGCTGATATGGGTGCTGATATGGGCGGTGAAGATATGAATGTTGACATGAATGCTGAAATGGGTGGTGAAGATGTAAATGTTGATGTTAATGATGAAATGGGGGGAGGTAAAGAAGAACAAGTTACCTTCAAAACAATTCAAAAATTAACTGGTAAGTTGACTCAAAAAATTAGAGTATTAGACAACGAAGAAGGAATGACTTCTGAGAATATCAAATACGTTATCAATATGGTTTTATCATCTTTGGAGTTAAGTAACTTATCAGAAGAAGATAAAGAAGATATCTTATCTAAGTTTGAAGAGGATACAGAAAACTTAGAAGGTGATGACATGGGTGGTGAAGATTTTACAGACGATACGGAAGTTGAAGATATTCAAGCTGATATGGATGTTCCAGTTGAAGGTGGTGAAGACATGACAGGAATGGAACCAGGTAACGGAGCAATCATGGACAGCATTTTCAAAGAATCTAAAGTAGATAAAGTAATCTCAAAATACTTTGAAGTAACAAAACAAGAAATTAGAGAGTCTGCAGAAAGAAGAGCTGAAAAACAATTAAGAATTAAATCTAAAGTTAAGAAATCAATGAATTCAGTTGTTAAAATGACTGAAACAATTGAACAAGAATTAGCTGCTAAGAAATTCTTAGAAGAAAATTATAATTACACTTTTATCGGAAAAACAAACAAGAAAAACTTGGTGTTTGAAAATAAAGGTCAACAAAAGAAAATTTCACCAGAGGGATTAGTACTATGAGTTATTTAATCTACGTAAACGGTTTAGGACCCAATTATAAAGGGGACAATCTTTACGAGTTTATTTTCTCTGATGAAAAGGATGTTTGGGGAGAGTTTTGGGAAAGTAAACCATCGAATGGTTATCCAACTCCTCCTGAATTAAAACATATTAAGAAGGTAGGAGTTCTGAGAAATACTGATATAAAATTGGAATTGATTCAGAACTCCGATTTTTTTTGTATGATAGATGCGATGGATGACGTTGTCGCTTTAGCCTGGGAAACCGAAGAATCTGAAGGTCAAAAAAGATTGGTTTTTAGATTTGGTGAAGAAGAACAAATAATAAAGGACAAACTCTACGAAAGAGATTTGATATTAGAATTCGAAAAGAAAGTAGTATATGAAAATTAGTAAAAAAGCCCTCCAACTTATTGATAAAGGAATGACAGCTAAAACTGTTTCCAAATTAACTGAATCACAAATTAATACTTTACACAGTAAATTATTTTTATCAGAACAAGTTCAAGAAATGCCATCTAAAAAAAGTTATAAAGTTGGACAGGAGGGTGGAAATTTGCCTCCTGCACCAAAAGGATATAATGTAAAGAAAACACCAACAGGTGATGTTGTTGCAACTCCAAATGAATCTGAATTAGAAGAAGATGTTGAAGTAACTAATGACCCAAACAAAGAAACCGAAACTCAAGACCCACATCAAGTAGGTCCATCATCTGATGACGGATTTGGTGACGAAACTGATGGAATGGGTATGTTTGAAAGTGAAAAGAAAAACAAACCAAACCCATGGTCAATTTGCCATTCTCAAGTAGGACCTAAAAAGTCAAGAAAATGGGAGAGATGTGTAAGAGAAGTAAAAAAACAATTGGGAGAAGGAAAAAATCCCGTATCTTTGTTTCTTGAAGCTCAAATTATGAATATCGTAGAAAGAAATTTACAACCAAGAATTACTAAAGGTGATTTAGTAAAATACCTTAGTGAAAGTGAAAACTTTGCAACAAAACATTTACAAGGTTGGGGAAAGACTAAAACGGCAAAAACTGAAGTAGGAGAACAATCACCTTCAACGGCACCGGCAAAACCAAAAACGTCTCCAACAACAAAACCAGGAAAACCTGGAACAAAACCACAAAAACCACCAAGTCCATTTAAAAACCCAAATCCAAATGAGAATCCTGCTCCAAAGGCTAAAAAGATTTCTCCTGAAGATGCGAAAGATGAGGTGATTGATGTTATTATTAAATTATTAGAAAAATAAGGAAATGGCTAAGATAAAAGAACAAATAGATTACGGTGGAAGACGTGAAAAAATGGACCCAAGTTTGGAAAGAAAATTGGCAAGTCCTGATAGTTTATATGCACAAAATCCTGCAATGAAAAAAGGGGCTGCTGATGTACAAAGATTAGTAAGTCAAAGATTTGGTAAAGTTGCTGATAAACTAAGAGCAGTCGTAGGTAACAGAAATATTAGTTCTCAACAAGTTCAAGGGATGATTTATAATGAAATGATGAATAAACTTCAAAACATTATGAGAATAGAGGCGGCTAATAGGGAGCAACTTGAACAATTAGCGGTAGAATCTTCATTAGAAGAGGCACAAGTTCCTGAAGGTCAGTTTCAAATTGTTACACAATTAGGTGAACAACCTCAAACTAATGATTTTAGATATACTCCTGACGAAGACGAAGAAGAGGAAGATGAAAAGGAAGAAAAAGATGAACTTGAAATTCCATCATTCGATGTTGAAGATTTAACAGACGAAGAGCAATTAGAATTAGAAAAACATAAAAGAAATATTATCAACGCTATCATTCAAGGTGCAGCAAAAAAGGGACATTACCTTTTTCAAAAACCTGATGTTAAAGCGAGATTAGATGAAATAAACCCATCTCTTTATGGAGACTATTTGGGAATTATGGCAATCAATGATTTCATGTATTTTACAATGGAACAAATGATTGAAATGATGAGTCAAACAGGTCAAGGTGTTGCAGGTAAAGTAAAATTAAGTAATGCCGACGAAGAAGAGGGTGAAGAAGGTGGAGAAGGTGAAGAAGAGACAGGTGATTCTCCAGATACAAAAATAACAGCAACAGGTTTGATATTCCCTATCTTATGTCACGAATTAATTAAAGGATTCGAAGAGGCAAAGGGTAGACACGGTTTACCAAAAGATGCTGGAATGCGTAGAAAAGTACAAGGTCAAGTTGATATTTTATCAAACGAGCCAATGCAATTAAGAATAGGACCTGAAATTGTAGAAAAACTTAGAAATGCTCTACCAGATTCAATGTTTGATGAATCAAACAAAGGTCTAATAAACTGGTTCCATATCTTGTTATACCAAATACCAGCTCAAGAATTCTTGGAAATCGTAGGAAACGCCATCGCAGAAGATGAATCCAAAGTAAAGAAAGCAACTTCAAGATTTGAAGAAATCATGAAAAAAGCTATAAGTATGAAGGATGAATTTGAAAATTATAAAGAAGAAAATGTTGATTCTGACGAAGATGACGATGATGAAGATGACGATGAAGGATTGGATGATTTCTTAGGTAGTTTGGGGATATCAAGACCCAAATAATAATTTGTGACTAAAGAACAATTAATTATAGAAGTAACGAAGTGTATGAGGAACACACCTTATGCACTTCGTACTTATTTACAGACATACGATAATACCGTATCAAAATACGTTCCATTAGATTTATTCCCTGACCAAGTAAGTCTTATCGAAGACTACGATAACCACAATGAGAATATTGCATTGAAATATCGTCAGGCAGGTGTATCCACAGTTACTGCTGCATGGGCGTCAAAAAAACTTGTATTTGCTAAAAAACAAAAGCCAGAAAAAATTCTAATCATTGCCAACAAGTTAGATACATCTGTGGAGATGGCTAACAAAATTAGAAGTTTTACAGAACAATGGCCATCTTGGGTTGGTGTTGGATTTTCACCCGATAAAAACGCACAAAGACACTTTAAACTTACTAATGATTGTGAAGTTAAAGCGGTTGCAACATCAAAGGATGCCTTGAGAGGTTATACCCCAACTATCCTTATTTTTGATGAGGCGGCGTTTATCGAGGCTGATGGGGATTTTTGGTCTGCCTGTATGGCCTCACTATCTACGGGTGGTAAGGTTATTGTTGTATCCACACCAAACGGATACGATGCAATTTATTATGAAATTTATGACCAAGCGTTAAGAAATATGAATGATTTCAAAATTTCTGAGATGTATTGGCATCGTGACCCAAGATATACAAAAGATTTGTATATGGTTAAAACAAATGATTTAGTTCACTTTTTGTTGAATAGAGAAGATTATCCAAAAGATATTGTGGTTGATTTATCAATTGAGAATCCATATGAAAGAGACCACTCAATAGTAACTTCATATATTGAGCAAGGATATAAACCTTGTTCAGCTTGGTTTGAGGGAATGGTTAAAAAATTGAAGTTTGATAGACGTAAAGTAGCTCAGGAGTTGGAATGTAACTTTTTGGGTTCGGGTGATAACGTGTTTGATTCTGAATTAATGCAGAACATATCCAAAAATCAATTAAGAGAACCAATTGCCAAAATGATGGGAGGTTCTTTATGGATTTTTAAAGAACCTGAAAATGGTCACAAGTATGTTATGGGTGTAGACGTATCCAGAGGTGATTCTGAGGACTTTAGTTGTATTCAGATAATCGACTTCGATACAAGGGAACAAGTCCTTGAATACGTCGGAAAAGTCCCACCAGACATTACTGCAGAGATTGCCTACAAGTGGGGAAGTATGTATAACGCATATTGTGTTGTGGATTTAACAGGTGGAATGGGTGTTGCAACAGCAAGAAAAATGCAAGAGTTGGGATATCAAGGTGGTATGTATGTTGATAATGTTGATACAAGTAACAAGTGGAAATACGACCCTAAGTTAAATGAAAAAATACCTGGTATTAATTTTAATAATAAGAGAGTACAAATAATTGCATCATTAGAGGAAGCTGTAAGACATGACTTCAAAATCTATTCTCATAGATTGTATAATGAAATGAATACTTTTATTTATGTTAATGGTAGACCTGACCACCAAAAAAATCATCATGATGACTGTATTATGGGTATTTCAATGGCAATTTATGTTGCAGAAAAATCTTTCCAATCTTTAACTAAGGTTGTTAATCATACTAAAGCAATGTTAAACTCATGGGCAACAACCGTAACAGAAAATAAAAATGCCTCTGAATTCTTTAATCCTATGGTTCCTCAAATGGGTAGAGAAAGTCGACAATTTAATTCTGGCCCCTCTAAAAGGGACTATCAAGAATATGGGTGGTTATTTGGTGGTAAATAACTATTTATATTATTAAAGAAACGAGTTAAAATTATACCATGAGCGAACAAAATCTGACCGTTTGGCAACGTTTGTCCAAAACGTTTGGTCCAAATTCTTTACTGAATCAAGATTATCCTACTTTCAAATTTGATAAGAAGGAGTTGTTACGTACAACAAGTCGAGATGAGTACGAGAAAGAAAAGTTACAAGCACAACAAACATTTTATTTGTCAGGTCAATGGGCAAAAGTTGAGAATAACATGTATTCTCAAGCAATGTATTATGAGCCTACAAGACTTTCAGCTCAATACGATTATGAATCAATGGAGTATACTCCTGAAATTTCTGCAGCGTTGGACATATATGCCGAAGAATCTACAACAACAAATGAAGATGGTTTTATTTTACAAATTTATTCAGAATCAAAACGTATTAAATCTGTATTGGCGGATTTGTTTAACAATTCGTTGGATATTAACACTAACTTACCAATGTGGACAAGAAACACTTGTAAGTACGGTGATAACTTTATTTACTTAAAACTTGACCCTGAAAAAGGAATTGTTGGCTGTCAACAATTACCAACAATTGAAATTGAAAGACATGAGGCGGGGGCAAGTGCTAAAATTACGGTTAATGTTGAAAAACCTGAAAAGCCAAAAGCGTTAGAGTTCACATGGAAGAATAAAAACATGACATTCCAATCATGGGAGATTGCTCACTTTAGATTATTAGGTGATGACAGAAAACTTCCTTATGGTACTTCAATGTTAGAAAAAGCGAGAAGAATTTGGAAACAACTTTTGTTATCAGAAGATGCGATGTTGATTTATCGTACATCAAGAGCTCCTGAAAGAAGAATGTTCAAAGTATTCGTTGGAAATATGAACGATGATGATGTTGAGGCATATGTACAACGTGTTGCTAACAAATTTAAGAGAGAACAAATTGTTGATAGTAAGACAGGTAACGTGGATATGAGATTTAACCAAATGGCGGTTGACCAAGATTATTTCATTCCTGTTAGAGACCCAGCAGCACCCGACCCAATTACAACTTTACCAGGTGCCACAAACTTATCTGAAATTGCGGATATTGAATATATTCAAAAGAAATTATTAACGGCTCTTCGTGTACCTAAGGCTTTCTTAGGATTTGAAGAGGTGGTTGGTGATGGTAAAAATTTGTCATTACAAGATATTAGATTTGCTCGTACGATTAATAGAATCCAAAAGAGCATGATTCAAGAACTTAATAAGATTGCTATTGTGCATTTATTCTTATTAGGATTTGAAGATGAACTTTCTAACTTTACATTAGGTTTAACAAACCCATCTACTCAAGCTGATTTATTGAAGATTGATGTATGGAAAGAAAAAGTTCTTCTTTACAAAGATTTGGTTGCAGACCCAGGAAATGGTATTCAAGCAACGTCTTCTACTTGGGCTAAGAAACATATCTTTGGTTGGTCTGATGAAGAGATTAGATTGGATTTACAACAACAAAGAATTGAAAGAGCGGTTGGTGAGGAACTTAAAGCAACTCCAACGGTTATTACAAAAACAGGAATATTTGATAACATAGATAAGTTATATGGTTCTACTTCGGGTGGAACGGCACCTGCAGCATCTACAGCAACTCCACCACCAGCACCAGGAGGTGATTTGGGAGGTGGTGACTTAGGGGGTGATTTGGGAGCACCTCCACCAGCACCGGCAGGAGAAGAAACAGTACCACCACTGGCAGAGGGAGGAGAAGTAACACCGGAATCAAGAATGGATAATCTTAACATTTTAGTTGAAAACAACTTAATTGAGGGTAAATTATTTCTTGATTTAGGTCAAGGACAAGATTCTTTGGGAGAAATTTCAAAAGAACTTGATAAGTTGTTAGATTCATAATATTTATATGAAAACCATTAAAAATGACTTTCGGGCAAATAAAATCCATAATTGAAAATAGTTTAATTGAATCCTATAAGAACGAGGCGGAATTCAAGAAATCTTTAAGAGAATTCAAACACAACGTATTGAGTAATAAATCTATGTCAAAAATTTACTCATTATATGACCAATTAAGTGTACCTCAAGGATTGTCTGAGTCAGATGCTAAAGAATATTTAGAAGAAGGAGTGAATCTTATTCAAAAATTATTAGGAAGTATTAAGATACCTAAAACACTTTCTGAATCAGTAAATGAATATTCTGACATTGATACTTTAGTTTATTTAAACAAAATTAATTTATCTGAAAGAGTTTCTGCAAAGAAAAATATTATTAATATTTTAACTTCTGAAAAGAAAACTGTAAAAGAATCAATTAATATTCCAATTAAATCTATGGTTAATATTGCCAATCAAACTCTAAGAAACTATATTGAAAATTTAAGTGAGAATGATAAAAAAGAATTTTTCCAAATTATTTCTGAAGATACAAAAACTTTAGAAACTAAATTTGAAACTCTTAGAGAAAGTACAATTAACAAATTAAATGTTATTTTAGAAAACGAAAAAGAATTTGAGGTAAAAACAAAAATTTCAGAAACAATTGATAGAATTAAAAATGAAAAGTTTGACCAACTTAATTTCTTAAAATTGAAAAACTTAGAGAACTCAATTTAATTTCTTTCTTTGGATATATTTCGCTTTTAAAATTTCGGTTCTTTTTAAGACCGATTTTTTTTTGTATTCCTTTCTCTCAAATAAAATTTGATTTTGTTTTGTCTTGATAACTTTGGACTTTAATGTCTTGAGAGATTTTTCGATGTTCTCTCCATTTTTAATTTCAACTATTAACATATTATAAAATATCTGCTTTTTTTAAAAAATTTTGACTATCGGATTTATATGTCTTATTTTTATAATAAATAAACCGAATAATATGAAAATTAATGAAAAAAGGAAAAAGTGTAAAGTTGAATCTTTATAATCCTATTAAATCGAGCTATGGGACTGTGGATTCTAAAAACTTAAAATCTATCTACATAAACATACAATCATGGGTAACTCCTAAATTTGAACACGACAATTGGAATAGAGTCGTTTGTAATTTAAGTAGAGAAATAAAGCACTCAGTTTACAATTCAATAACGACTGAAATTTTTCAAGAAAAAAGTATCGTAGATTTAGATTTACGTACGAGTGGAATATCTCATGGAAAAAAGTCATTCTTTAACTTGGAGGTCAATCTCTATACGAATATAGAATTAGATTTTAAATCTTACGAAATTAAAGAATCCATCAAAAAAATTGTAAAAAACATCTTCAAAAATAACATTAATGAAAACAAATATTTTGATTTTTCAACATCAAAAAAAGAAACTAATCAATAAACTATCTATTATTGGATATTTATTTTAAAAACCTTGATGAAAAATCTTAGAATATTAGAAGCAAGTGAGCTTGGACATGGTATCTTGGTCGAAATGGATGCAGGATATGTTTCTCCAAAAGATGAGCATAACGCAAATATCTTAAAAGAGGCATCCAATTTGGACTATAAAAATCCATTTGAATTTTACGCCGTTTTACAAAAATATGATACTCCAAATAGAAACGGTAGATTTTACCCTAAAAGAATATTAGAAAGAGAAGCAGAAAATTATAAAAAAACAATTGCAAAAGGTTTATCTACTTCAGAGTTAAATCACCCTGAATCTTCACTTATCGATTTAGATAGAGTGTCTCATATTATAACTGACATTTGGTGGGATAAGAATATCCTAATGGGAAAACTTAAATTATTAACATCACCAGCGTTTCACGAAAGAGGAATTGTTTCAACAAAAGGAGACATTGCTGCTAACTTAATGAGACAAGGTGTTACTATGGGAGTTTCATCAAGAGGTGTCGGTTCTCTTAAAAAAGTTGGAGAAAGAAACGAAGTACAAGATGACTTCGAGTTAATTTGTTTTGACTTAGTGTCTTCACCTTCAACACCAGGTGCTTATTTATTTTCAAACCCTGAAGATAGAAACAAGTATGAAGAAAATTTAGATGAGGAAAGAAATCGTAAAGAATCAAATCAGTTTGCTGAGAAATCAGTTGACTTAATGAAAAAATTAAACGATTTTTTAGGAAAATAATTAAATATGGACGAAAAGTATTTTGTAGCAAAAATTCAGTACGATTTACCTGATGAGAATTCAGGAAAGATTAAAAAAATCAGAGAAGAAAAACTTGTTAAAGGTTTTTCGGTAACAGATGTTGAGGCGAAAGTTACAACAAAGTACGAAGGATTCACACACGATTGGAGAATAACTTCGGTATCTGAAAGTAAAATCGATGAAGTAATTGAAAAGTAATTTAATAAAAGTGGTCAAATGACCACTTTTTTTATTTGGTAGATATTTATCAAATAAAAAATCATGAACTTTCAAGTCACATTCTCCGCAGGTACAGGTCCTGTTAATTCAAGTTTTAAAATAATTAACGCTTCATCATGGTCGACTTGTTTGGCTTATTGTGAAGGGACGGGCATAGATATTAGTCAGATAAGTAATTTGGCTAACACAGAAGTTGTCATTAATGATGAAACAACAACAAATTGTTTTCAAGTAACATTAAAATCTAGTACAACACAATTACAAAATACTTATATGGTTTTTGATACAAGTTATAATACTTTACAAACTTGGATTGGAGCTCAAACAAATAAAACTGTTGTTAATATTTCTTTACAACAAAAAACTTACGTTGTAGTTTAATACAAAACTACTTTTTTTAGTTTTGACACTATTTATTAGTTAAAATAAATAATTTTTTAATGCAAGAAAATAAATCATTAGTACAAGAGGCACTTATTCAAATGAGAAATGTTGAAGAAGCTATCGCCGAAAATGCAAAAGGAATACTTCATTCTACAATGAAAGAAGAAATCAATCAATTAGTAAAAGAATCTCTTTCTGAACAAGACGAGGTTGATTTAGATGCAGACATGGAAGATGACGTAGACACAGATGATGTGGATATGGACATTGATATGGATGTTGATAACGACACAGAAGATATGGATATGGACGTTGATACGGAAATTGACATGGACTCTGAGGACGAAAGTCCTATAGATTTGACTGACGCATCTGACGAAGAAATTCTTAAAGTGTTCAAGGCTATGGGTGAAGAAGACGGAATCATCGTTAAAAAAGATGGTGAAGACATTCACTTAACAGACAACGACGCTGATACAGAATACTTAGTAAAGCTTGGTGAGTCTGAAGAAGATGAAATAAACATGAACGAAACAGACGAAATTATGAACCAAACAGAAACAGACGAGTCAGTACAAGATGTAATTGACGCAATTTTCTCTAAAGACGGAGACACATCAGAAGTAGATATCGATGATGTTGAATCAGATGATATTGATGAAGTTGTTTACGAAATTCATTTAGATGATGAAGATGAAATGATGGAATCAGACGACGAAATGATGGAATCGGATGATGAAGAATTAGACGAATCAGACGACGAAGAGTTGGATGAATCAGATGATGAAGAATTAGACGAATCAGACGACGATGATGAAATGATGGAATCTTATCAAGATGAAGATGAAATGATGGAATCAGATGACGAAGACGAAGAGGAACTTGACGAAGACGAAGACGAAGAATCTATTGACGAAACTTATAACCACAAAAGAGCGGTTAGAGAAGGTAAATCAACAGTTAAACCTAAAGGTGTTGGAATTGGCTCAGGACCTAAATTCACTTACAAAAATAAAGCTGCAGGTGGATTTAAAGAGGACAAAAAAGAAGGTCCTAAATCAGTAGGTACTGGTAAAGCAAAATTCGAATACAAGAAAGGTGCTAACATGGAAGGAAAATCTAAAGTTGTTAAAGCTGAAACGAAAGAAAATTATGGTTCTAAAAAACATGAATTCAAACGTAAAAAAGTTGATGGCGTAGAAAAGAAAGCTGGCACGAAAGATGGTCACTACAAAGACTACGAAAAAACAGAGACTAAAGAAGCTGCAAGAACTTATGGGTTTGGTTCAAAAGAAGGTAGAGGTTTAAGAAAAGGAATAACTAACAACAGAAATTACGTTTACGGTAAGAATGGTGTTAAAGTAGAATCTACAGAAGCAGAAGTTAGTATGTTGAGAGAAAAGAACGAAGAGTATAGAAAAGCATTAAATATTTTCAGAGAAAAATTAAATGAAGTTGCTATATTCAATTCGAACTTAGCTTACGCTACAAGATTGTTCACAGAACATTCAACAACTAAAAAAGAAAAAATAAACATCCTAAGAAGATTCGACGGAGTTGAGACATTAAAAGAATCAAAAAATCTTTATAAGTCAATCAAAGACGAATTATCTAACGGTGACACACAATCAATTACTGAATCAGTTGAAACAAAATTAAACAAACAAGTTTCTACAGGTTCATCAGTTAATCTAATTGAGTCTAAGACATACGAAAATCCACAATTCTTAAGAATTAAAGATTTAATGTCTAAGTTATAAGATTAATAAAATAAATAAAACAAAAACAAATATTTTAAAATGGGAGCATTATTAGAATCAGGTCTTGTTGGTAACATCGGTCTTAAGCACCTTAAAGTTATCAAAGAAGATACAATCAACAAATGGGACAAATTAGGCTTTTTAGAAGGTCTTAAAGGTCACATGAGAGAAAACGTAGCTCAACTTTACGAAAACCAAGCATCATTTTTAATCAATGAAGCATCATCTACATCTGACACAGGTGCATTTGAAACAGTTGTTTTCCCTATCGTTAGAAGAGTATTCTCTAAATTATTAGCAAACGATATCGTTTCAGTACAAGCAATGAACTTACCAATCGGTAAATTATTCTACTTTGTACCTAACATTCAAGATTATGAAGCAGGTGGCGGTGGTCAAGATGACAACACTGGTATTCACTATCCTCCTTATGGAGCACCTAACGCTGACCCGACTCAAACACCTAACAGTGGTTACGACTACAACGTAGGTAGAGACCTTTATGACAGATTTTATGAAGGTAACGAACCAGCATTAGACCCTCCAGGTTTATATGACTATTCTAAAGGTCAGTTCTCAGCTATCACTGGTACTGCAGTAACTGCACAATGGAATAACACAACATTAAACTTAGACCCATATGCTTATGCTTTAACTGATTACAGAAAAGTATTAGTTATCATGTCAGGTTTTGCATCTGACGCAGCAGGTAAATTAATCGGTCCTGATGGTCAACCAATGGATAACGAATCTTTCTTATCAGATTTGACTCTTTATGGTATCGGTACTAACACAACTACATCTGGTACAACTAGAGGTGGTGGTGCAGGTCCTTACTTATTCAGAGTTGTAACTCAAAGATATGGTAAAGGTATCGTTCAATACGGTAACAACAACTCGACATTAGTATTCCCTAACTCTAAAACAGGTGGTGGTCAATATGACAACATTTGTGACGCTCAAGGATTTATCTATTTAGAAGTTGATTTACAAGTTCCAGTATGTATTACTTGTGGTGGTTCTATGGACGGTTACACAGGTTCTACTTTCTCTTCTTCAACTGCAAACAACAACGCGTTTGTTCCAGTTTACAGAATTTACAAGAACTTAGAATTTGAAGATAGAATTGGTGAGGTTTCATTTGACTTAATGTCAGTAACAGTTTCTGTAACTGAAAGAAAATTAAGAGCACAATGGTCTCCTGAAATGGCTCAAGACGTTGCGGCATTCCACAACATCGACGCTGAAGCTGAATTAACAGCATTATTATCTGAGCAAGTTGCTGCTGAAATCGATAGAGAAATCTTGAGAGATTTAAGAAAAGGTGCAGCTTGGAACTTAAGATGGGATTACAACGGTTGGAAGAGACTAGGTACGTCAGCAACAGCTTACACACAAAAAGACTGGAACCAAACGTTAATCACAGCAATCAACCAAATTTCTGCACAAATCCATAAGTCTACTTTAAGAGGTGGTGCTAACTGGATAGTTGTTTCTTCTGAAATCAGTGCTATCTTTGATGACTTGGAATATTTCCACGTTTCAAATGCGGCTCCTGAACAAGACCAATACAACATGGGTATTGAAAGAGTTGGTACATTAGCTGGTAGATACCAAGTTTACAGAGACCCTTACTTCCCACCAAACCAAGTGTTAATGGGACACAAAGGAACTTCTTTGTTAGATACAGGTTACATCTACGCACCGTACGTTCCATTACAACTTACTCCTACAATGTACAATCCGTTCAACTTCACACCAATCAAAGGTATCATGACTAGATACGCTAAGAAGATGGTGAACAACAGATTCTACGGTAGAATTACAGTTGATGGTGTTAGAACATTCGACTTAAAAGAATTGAGATAATCTATTCTTTGAAAATACAAAAAAGGTCCTCACAAGGGACCTTTTTTTATTCTTGATATATTTATAAGAAATAATGAAAATGGAAAAAAATATATTAAGTGAAGTAGACCAGATAAAATATTTGTTTGGATATAAGGCAGGAAAAGTTATTAGTGAACAAGTTACAACAACAGATTCTGTATCACAACAAGGGCCTGAACAAACTATGGTTAAAACATCTGACGGAAAAGTAATTAAATTTCCTTTTATAAAAAATCAAGAAGATTTAGATAAATTCAAATCCGTGACAAAGATGAGTCAAGTGGCCGATGCGGGATTTGATACTTTACCACAAATTTGGAGTCAAATTAAAGCAAATCATGATGAATTAAAAAATAAGGGAGATGTTCAAGGAGCCGCAAAAGTGTTATCAACATCATATGTTTCAAAAGTTATTCGAGCAATGGTTAATCTTTTAGAATTATCTGCGGTTCTTGGTATGAATGGTGATACGTTAAAAACAACTTATGGTGATAGACTTTTATCTTTTTTGGATACTCGTACACCTTTAGATGGTTATAAATGGGCAGATGCTTTGGGAGAAGATAAAGATAAATTTATTAATTCCTATGTTAATCTTATTAATGGTCGAATAAAATCTTTTGGAGGTGACCCAACACAATTTGTTGGAACAACTAAAAAAATTGGTTAATAAAAAAAGGGAGATAAATTCTCTCTTTTTTATTTAACGTCCACGTCAAACCATCCTTTAATTTTATTATCACTAACCCATCTACAAATTAATGTTTTATTTTTTGTATCTAAGACAT